TGTATACACAATTACATACGGTCAGCAAGCTTCGGGCGTTTATACACTTAATTCAGCAGGCAGACACCGGATTGATTTTACATACACAGTAAGTGGTACATCTTATACTCAATCTCAATATATAAATGTTTATACTCCATATATTACTTCTGGCACGTTTTTTGCAGACCACCCAGAACTCTCAACCGATTTTTCAAGCAAGTTTGAAAAAATGGAAAAAAAAGTTAGGAATATTATTAATACTTTTTGTGGTCAATCCTTTGACCACTACCCAAATAAATATATAGAAATTCAAGGTTCTGGTAAAAAAGTAATTCATCTCCCTATCCCAATTTCTACTTTGAGAAAAGTAACAGTCAATGTTGGGGATTCAGACCAGGCTGTTGTACATGATTACACTGATGCAACTTTAAATAATATTGAAAAAACTAAAGAGCCTCATAATTTTGGTAGCACATATTATCTACAATATAAGAAATCATTATTAGATAGTATCCAGACTCTTATTGTAACTGCCAAGTTTGATGCTGAAGATGATTATAAAATTGAAGGTGATTTTGGCTGGCAATTTGTTCCAAATAATATTGAGCAAGCCGCTGACCTACTTTTAGAAGATATGATGAACGATGATTCTGAATACAGAAGGCATGGAATTTATCGTGTTGACATGGACACTATTGAATACGAAACTAAGAAAGATGTGTCATTCTACGAATCCACCGGAAATATTGATGCCGATGTTTTATTGATGGACTATACATTGTTTGTAATGGACTATGTGGTTTAAATGTCTAACGGAACTTTTTTAAAACTTCCGCATGAGATTGATGTTTATACAAAAACAACAACTGTAAATGCAGCAGGGCAAAGGGCGACAACATACGCTTTAGCTGGGACAATTAAAGCCTTATATCAGGCGATGTCTTCGGAAAGAAGAACATACCCATATACGGACAATATTGATGAAATAGAATTTTATATTTCTTACAAAGATGCAGCTTATGCTTCGTATAGCAATCGCATCAGAAATGTGGTTGATAAGTATGGCAATGTTATTGAAGTTGGACCTGTGGAGATTGTAAATATCCATAAACAAATTGGATTCAATGGTAAAGTCAGACAAGTCCTTTTGACTTGCAGGAAGGTTGTAGAGAATGCTTAAAATTTCAATTAATAAAACAGCGAGCGCTCAAATGGAATACGCCGCTCTTAATACACAAATTTTACCATTAAGATTACAGGCTGCTCAAATGAGAGCGATAAATGCTGCTGAAGAAAAGTTGAAAAATAGACTTCCTGAAGTATCAAGAGCGGCTAGGTATTTAGAAGTAAAAGCTATGCAGTTTGGCCCTGTTGGAGCTAAACTGGTGATCTCTCCGGCTAAGAGTTCTAAATCAGGGAAGAATGGAAGAAATGTTCAGATTGCTTCATCAATAGTTTTAACCGGCAAAAAAGGCGGCGGATATATTTATCCTAAGAAAAAAGATGCTATGAAATTACGTTCAGAAAGTATCGCTGAAGGTTATGGCCAATTCTATAAGCGTGTTAAGAAAGCTAGAATTAAAAGTAAGAGACCAGAGGTTAGAGAACTTGCTAGACAAGTAGTTGTTGATTTAATTAGTCAATCACTGACAAAAGAAGGATTCGGGAAGAGAGGTGGGGTTTCAAGACCATCTACTGATATCCCAAGAGGGTAATCATGCCAATAAGTGTCTACGATGTAAATACATTTTTAAGAGCCGATGCTACATTAACAAGCATTGCTGGGAAAGTGATGAACTTTTTCCCAGTAGTTGGTTATGGTTCAGAAGCCGCTCCGTTTGTGGTATATTACTACGAGCCAGGTACTCCTTCAATTGAATCTTATTGGATAAGAAGAGATGCTGTTAGGTATTCAATTTATGATTCGGATGTCGCTCGCTTGTTCAGTATATCTGAAAGATTTATTGCGCTGCTTGGGAAATCAGATGAGGTTCAAGGTACAATCCCTAGTTCTAATGTCAGGATTTTAAATTCATTTTTATATTCCACAAATCTAACCGAGCCTATAGAAAAAGAGGGTTGGTATTTAATGGATATGGATTTTTATCTAATATCAGTAAGCCTTTGATGAATTTGTGGTAGAATAAATATATATGAAGTATAATGTAATTACATATATCGGCAAGACCCCAGGGTTTGTCGTTAAATTAGGTTCTAAGGTTTATGATTTTGAATGGCAGAAAGGCGTTGGTGTCGGAACCCGTTCGGATGAGATAAACCCAGATCACGCTAAGAAGATATCTTCCTGGCGGGACCGCAAGGGTAGAAAAATATTTATCCTTGAATAAGTTTTATGGAGGAATAAAATGGCAGTAACAGTTTCAAACATTCTTGTAGGAGAAGCAGCAGTTAAAACAGGTGTTTCAAATACAACGATGAATCTGAATGATTTTGATAGCCTTACAGACGTAGGAGCAACCACCGGTGGTGTAGAAATTTCGTGGGAACCAGATATGGTTGACATTGAGATTGACCAATACGGTGATGCCGCAAAGGTAATTCAATCAAAAGTTAAAGTAATGGTTAAGACGACTCTTTCTGAGGGTACGCTGAACAACCTTGCAACCGCATGGAGTTACGACAATGTAACTGGTGGTGCAGATATCAAATCAAACCTTGACGGTGCAAACACTAAGTCATTCTTGTTTGGTTCACAATCAGTATACCCTTTTGAATATGCTTTGCAAATTGTTGGAAACGCACCAGGCTCAACGGCTTCGGTGACAAAGACACGTAAGTTTAATACAAAACGAGCAGTGTCTTTTGCATCTTCAATGATTTCAATGAAGCGTTCAGAAGCAACTGTTTTTGAAGTATCATTCCGAATTCTACCAGTTACAGAAGATACTGGCTACGAATACGGCAAAATCATTGACCAAATCTAATATCTTTAATTAGATATACAATTTGTACCAAATTGAGAAAATCCCTTGGGCAGGTATGCTATACTTTGTCCAAGGGATTTTCCCTATTATCAACAAGGATGGTATGTAAATGAGTGATAAGAATGTAGACCTTTTTAAAGGTACTGAAATTACTTTTGCGGATGGGGTTAAGCGTGTTGTTAAGCCTCTTACGATTAAACATTTGCGTGAATTTATGAAAGTTGCAAATGAAATGAAAACCAATGATGAAGCAGGCATGACTGACGAGGACATTGATAAAATGATTTCCGCAGCATCAATTGCCTTGCGTAAAGCAGACCCAGTTTTAGCTGCAGATAGAGAATTGCTTGAAGATGTTCTTGACCTTAGAACATTCGGTGAAGTAATGACTGCCGCAATGGGATCAGACCCAAACCAGTAAATAGGGTTGGGGGTGGAGATAATTCACCCCTTGTTTGGGAAGATATACCCTTAGTAAAATACGAATCAGAAATATTTGTTCAGACAGGTGCTTGGCATAGTCTTGAGCAATTAGAAGAGTCATTAATTTTGCACGAGATGTTTTTGCTTTATCGTGCATGCACTAACGAGTTTAGTAAAAACATGAAAGCTCTTGCTGCCTCTCAAGGGGCCGATGTTGACTTTGAAGATGATTGGTACGATCAATCGGATAATGCAAGAGACCATGCTATTACTCAAACTGAAATAAGAATGCTCCCACAAGGATTTGGCTTGGGTTATAGCACAGAATGACAATTGCTTTTTTGTCAATAAAATGCGATAATTTACATTGGTACAACTATGTCTGATGTAGATATTATAATTAATGTTGCAACGCAGGGCGCAAAATCAATCACTGATTTAAGCGCTTCTTTGCGTTCATTAAACAAAGGTTTAGTTGACTTAAATATACCGCTTAAGAAATTAGATGCTCACAGCCAAGCTGTAGCTAAAGCTTTGGGTATGGGCGCAAGAAGCGCCAACGATCACGCTAAAACACTTAAAGGGTTAATCACTAATCAAAAAGCTCTTGGTGCTGAAACTAGAAGAATAAGAACAGAAATTGGAGCATATCGCGCAGCAATTGGTTTTGCTGGGTCAAGCAACAAATCTTTTGCAGATTCTGCCCGTAGATCAGTAAACGAACTTAAGGCAATGGATAGAGCATTGCGAGGAATGAGGATTAGAGCATTCGGCTCAGACCTGCGAACAACAGCTACCAGAATTCAAAAAATTGGTAAAGACGCACAATTCGTAGGTAGAAGTTTGATGATTAACCTAACAGCTCCTTTGGCACTGTTTGCAAGAACTGGCTTTCAACAACTTATTGCAGTTGATAAAGAACTTGTTCGTTTAACTAAAGTTCTTGACAACGTTGCACTCTCTGCTGATCAGGCTAATAGAAAACTTGGTCCAGGCGCTACTCCCAAGCAAGTTCAGGGTTTGACTGATGCTTTTAATAGTTTAAATATTGAATTAACAAAAATTAGTTCTAACTATGGTGTTTCAAAACAACTTGTTGTTGGACTTGCATCAGATTTTGCCGAATTGGGTATTACTGGTCATGAAAGCATTTTGGCTTTAACCGAATTGACTGCTCAAATTGAAAAACTTGGTGCAATGGATATTGGTGGGGCGCAAGATTTAACTCAAGCATTATATTTCCAATCAGTTAGAGCTTATGAAAATACCGGTGCTTTCAAAGGCATGACGAGTGCAATTGATAGAGAGGCTCTTGCTGTTAAAGCCGCTACTACTCAAATGCAATTGTTTAACGCCATTGAAAACGTAACAGCATTAACGCTAAAAGATTTAGGTCAGGCATTCCCAGAAGTTGCATCAATGGCTGTTTCGTTTGGTTTGTCTATGACAGAAGCAGCCGCTTTGCTTGCTCCGATGAAAGCCGCTGGTTTAGATGTTGGAGCATCAGCTAACTCAATTAAAGTATCTTTGCAGAGAGCATTAAGCCCTACTACTAAAAATATAAAAATTTTACAAGGGCTTGCTGAATCTTTTGGAGAAGCCGGTGACGCTTCAAGCGCATTTGCGACTGCAAATAAAACTGGTTTAACAGGTTTGCAATCTATCACTGAAATTTTTGACAAAGTGATGGCTTCTTCGGAAGGAATGGAAGGAGCAATGAAGTTGATGTCAAACTTGTTTGAAAAACGACAGGGACCACGTATGTATCTTGCCATTGAGCAACTTTCTCTATTTAACAAAGAATTAAATATAGCTACTAGGGGATCACAAACTGCTGAGGGTTTATTAGCCGGTGTTGCTGAAAGTGCATTAAGAGAATTTAATAGCTTAAATAAAACAGCTTTGCCAGAAACTATTAATAATTTTAGAGATATTGGTATTATTGCAAGAATTGCAACAGCTACTGTTGATCAGCAAGTTGAAGGATTTGTTGATGCACAAGGAAAATTAATTGATATAACTGCTCAACAAATTAAAACAGCTAAAGAAGCAAGAAAAGCTGTCGCTGACAGAATTTTATTAGAAAAACAAACTAAAGGAAGAGATGTTGTTTCTGAAGTAAAAACAGAAACAGGTCGAGCAATGATCGTTGAACTTGCCGGTGCATCTAATGCTGCGGAAGTTGCAAATGCTGAATTAGGAGAATCTCTTAAGGCATTGTCGGTTGTTACAGAAAGACTAAAAAACAACTTTAAACTTTTTGCTGCAGATATTATGAGAGCAGTAGTTCCTACTTTGCAAAAATTAAGTGACAAAGTTCAAGAGTTGATGGATAAATGGAATAATTCTACTCAAGAATTTAGAAATCGGGTTTCTAAAGTAATTACAATCATTGTAGCCTTCCTTGCAGCGCTTGGCCCTGTAGTTCTTGCTATCGGAACCATGCAAGCTGTTACCGGAGTTTTAGGTAGAGCGGTTGCTGTATTCATTCCTAAACTGAGGACTGAAACAGGAGCGTTTATTGGATTAGGAAGAGCTATTCAAGGGGCAACTGCTTCATTAGCTGCGCATAACGCTGTTCAAAATAAAACATTTTTAGGTGCAATTAAAAATAAATTGCTTGGTAAAGTAGACGCTCGGGCACCACAAGTTGCGATAGACCAAATAACAGCAAAACAAAAAGGGTTATTTAAGGGTGTTTATGACCCAATCTCAAAACCAAAAATGACCAACAAGGCAATGCTTGCTCAAGAGGAATTAAGTGCATTTAAAAAACGAGGATTTTCTGGTAAAGAGTTTGGGAGAACAAAAAGAATTGCCGGAGAGGTGGCGGCGGGAACAAAGCTTTCTAAAGCAGATTATTTGTATTCTATTACGCGGGCCCCTCAAATGGCAGCAATTCCTTCAGTTTTAGCAGAAGGACAGGCAGCAGCGGCTCCAAGAATAGCAGACGCAAAAAGGCAAAGAAAAATTTTCAAACAAGCTCCGGGTTTTGCTAAAGCTGGAGTTACCACTGATCGTTTAGGAACTCAATTCTTTTCGGAAGGCGGCACAGCAATTAGCGAAAAACGAGCTGGGCAGCTTGCAACAGGTCAACTCCGTGGTCGTGTTGGTCTTGCTAAAGATGCAGCTATGTCAGGCATTAAGGATGTTGGTGTTAAAGGAAAAAATCTAGGAAAAAGTTTTGTTGATGCAGTAAACCCAGTAAAGCAATATAGATCGGCAATTGCTGGCGCACAAGCATCCATGAAGGCTCTTGCTACCCAAAATGCATTATATCCTGCGGCAGCGCAAGGTGGATTTGCCAAAGCTCGTGTTGCAGTAATGGGATTTGTAAAAGGAATTAAAATTGCAAACACTGCAATGAAAATTTTAAGAATGACAATGATTGCTTCTGGTATCGGGGCAATACTTTTAGCTATTGGGGTTGCTGTTTTCGCAGTGATGAAAAATTTTGATAAATTTAAAGAAACTGCTAAGCCAGCACTTGATGCACTAAGTCAAGCTTTTTTTGTAATTAAAAATGCTGCAATGGAAGTTCTTAGACCAATTTTTGATTTGTTTGCAGTATTCGGTAAAGGAGCAGAAGGCGGGGCGGGAGCGGCCCAAGGGATAGGAGCGGCATTCGCTAAATTAGAAGGAGTAATAGAATTTGTCGGGTCTGTAGTATCTAGTTTCTTAACCGATATTGTAAAACCAGTATTTCAATCCATAACTAATGTAGTTATGTTTGTAGTTAGTATATTTAAAGGTGCTTGGGGCGATGCGTTTGGCTATTTATTAGCAGCACTTAGTTTCTTAGGAAAAGCTTTTATTAATACCTGGAAATTGTTAGCAACGGCAACAATTTCTATAATCACTGGTCTTGCCAAAGGCATTGTTAGTTTATTGCTACAAGGAATTGTTAATGGACTTGTTCAAGGAGTTCTTTTAGCGCTTAGGGGTTTAACAAATCTTATTGGCAAACTTCCATTTGCAAAAGGCTTGGCAGATCAAATTAATAATGGGTTAAAAGGCGCTGGTGGTGCTGTATCTAGCGCACTCTCGTCAGCTACAAATGGTATCAATAGCGTAATTGATCGCGGAGGTAATTTAGCTAAAAGGGGCGTTAGTTTAATTGCTGACAATATATCTAAAGTCTTAGATAAGGGAACAAAAAATGGAATAAAGCAAAGTACTGGAAATTTAATGAAAGCAAAGGGTCCAATTACAGATGCTGGTAAAGAATTGGGAGAAGCTGGTGGAGAAGCGATTGCTAATGCAATG